GGAGTCCGTCAACGGTTTTCGACATGCCCGCCAGAGTGTCGACCATCCACTTCTCGAGAGCCTTAGCGATATCCTCGGGTTTCTGGCCTGCCGTTTTGATCTTCACTTCTGCTGCGCTGTATGAGTCTATGTTTGCCGTGGTGCCAAGGGTGGTGGACATTCTGATAATATCGGAGATGTATGGCTTGATAAGCGCGTTCATATACTCCGCCGCTTCAGCATCATCCTGATATTTTGTTCTGTACTTGGAATGAGTGAACCAGCCGCCAGCCTTTTTCTGATCTTGGTAATCTCGTGCTGTTATACCGCCACCTGACGCGCCAAGGGAGATACCTGCTGCGGTGGTGCCCCACTTGTTGCCCCAGCCGAACATTGCATTTAAAAGATACTCCATTCCAGCAATCGGATTGAAAAGGTGATTGAGATGAGAGAACCCGCTAATGATGCTTGTCCGGATAACCTCGCCGACCTGTATGCCGATTCCAGGCCCGTTATTTGCTATCCCGAACCCTGCCCCGCCTGATTCAAATAGTGATGTCAGAGAATCAATGCTTTTCGACAATCTGCCGATAGTAACCGCTACGTTGTCGGTGGATGCGGTCAGACGGGCAAAACTCTCAACCGTTTGGCTGTCTTGGATGCTTGCCAGAGGTTTGGAGAGATTGCCGAGGCCAGTGCTACCACCCACCGATGAACCGCCACCTGCTGCAAATGAACCGGAGGGAGCGGAAACCGAACCGCCACCGCCGAAGCTGGTTGATTGGATAGTTGCAATTTGAATAGCCCCGGTTGCCGCTACCAATGCCGCAGCGGGTAGGCATGCAGGCCAAGGGACTTTGAAAGCGTTCATAATCCCTGCTGCAGTGTTCATGACCGCTGCTGCTATATTTAGGTCCTTCGCGGTCTGAAATCCTTCACGACTGGTCTGGTCCTGAGTAGCGGCTAGGGATTGAAGCAGCCCGCCCGCTGCGCCCACGTAGTCAGCCACCATGCCTAACTTGGCATTTCTTTCGTCTAAAGCAATCTTCTTTGTGTCATCTGTCTGTTTCTTGTCTAACAATAACAGATCACCTGTCAGCTTAGAATAAGAGGCGGTCTGCGTGACACCTGCGGCGGTCAACGCCGCAATCTTCTCCTTGATCAGTTTCTTTTCGTCGGTATAATACTTAACCATCGTTTGCCGCTGCTTCTCATACGGATCCTCAATGAGGTCAATTTTTAATTTGCTGTTGTCATCTTCAATCTTAGGCAAGTCCATCATTGAATTGACACGCGCCTCGACTGCGGCCTTTTCTGCTGCCGATCCGGTTTCGTATGCCCGGCCAATATCATAGATAGCTGCAGCCAATTCCTCGGACATTTTAATAACCGGGTCCAGGAGGGTGATCTGCTCACGGATAGATTTGTTCCAATCGTCGGATTCCTGCAATGCTGCTGAAATGGATTCGGCTATTTTGTCGTTTTCCTCGTACTGTTTGAATTCGGCGCTGGTCTGGCGTGCTTGCCTTTGTGCTTCAACCAAAGCAAGAGTTTTCAAGCGCATGGATTCCAGCGCCGCTACATGAGCCGGAAACTTGCCCGCCAAATCGGTGTACTTATTGTTGATCTCCGCGACTTTCTGCGCGTGTTCGTCAAGGGCAGGGTTGAGTTTGTCGATTTCGAGTTGTAAGTCAGCGTAGGTTTTGCGCCATTGTTCAGCGGCGCGGGCTGCCTGTTCTGCTAACCTGGCAGTCTTGTCCGCCCCTGTGGTTTTCTTGTTTGCAGCAGCGTCCGCCTCTTCTTGCGCTTTCAAAGCCGCCTGCTGTTTCGTTACCAATGCCTGCTCTTTTTGCTTAGCGTAAGTTGCGGCCCAGTCAACGGGCTCTACCCCTGCGGGTTTAAACGTTCCCTTGCCGCCTGTGACGGATACATTGCCCTTTCCGAAATCGTGAACCTGTTTCGCCTCCCGCGCGGCTGCGGTCGCTGCCTTGATCTTGTCAGCATAAAGTACCCATGCAGTGATACCGAGCCCGAGCGCAAGGGTGATAATGCCAATAGGTCCACCAAGCAGAGCAAGAGCACCCCTCAAGACTCCTGCGGCCACGGCTGCGGCTTGCATCCTGAATGTGAGCGTGAATAGAGCGGGAAGAGCTGCGGCGACCTCTCCGAAGATTGCGACTTTAGTTGCAATCGTGAAGGCAATATAGGCGTTACGGGCGGAATTGAGGGCAGTAACTAACAGGGGGAGAGTTGTAACTGCGAGCTTTGAAAAATATATTGATAGACCGATTCCGAGCAGGGCGGCTGCTGTCGTTTTAATGCCTTCGAGATTTTCCTGAATTGCCTTTAATCCATTAGTGAGGGCAATAACGCCAGAAGTGAGCGCGGGGGTAAATGTTTCGCCGAACTTTACTTTCAGGTCGTCAAAGTATCGCTTCAAGGAGACAATCTGTTTGCCTGCCGTACCCATAGCCGCCTCGTAAGTGCCAGCGATACCCTCGCCTGCCTTCATTACGATGTTGACACGCGCCTGCATCTTTTCGTTCTCGGTCAATTCCGTGGTGTTTTTGCCGAGCTGGGTGGCAAGTTTTTTGTAGGATTGCTCAAAATTGACGTTCAGTCCGATGGTTTTTAATACGTCGATCTGGCCGGACTGAATGCCGTAAATCATTTTCTGAAATGCTTCGGAAGAATTGGTTTGACCTATAACTGCGGCGTCCTGTGCGATACGGCCTAATTTTTGCGCCTGAGCTAAATCGATATGAGCCTGCGCCATCATAATAAGAGTTTGCCGGGACTCCACCATGGCAATACCTTGCTTCTGCAGCCCCTTGGCGAAGGATTCCATTTGTGCGCCGGTATACCCTGCGTTGTTGCCAACTACCTTTATTACCACGCCTAAGGTTTCATAGCGGGCAGCAAGGAGGGTGCAATCCTTAATCATCTGCGTTAACTGATAAGCGGCAAACGCGGCCACGGCTGCCTGCACGTACTTAGCAACTCCAGCGAAGGACTGTGAGAGTCGATTGTTAGCCTGCTCCGCCCTCCCGCCTTCTGCCGACAAGTTCTTCAGCCGGTCAGTTGCGACAGGAACGCCATCAGAATCAACACGGATGCCTAAAGTGGTTATATCTGCTGACATGCCGCCTCCGCCCTACGTCTGGCCCACATAGCATTACTTGCCGCCCTGATCTTTTCTATTATTTCTGGCGGGTGCTTTGATCCTCGCCATTTATTATTCATCGACTCGATTAGCCCTGGTTTTTGAGGTAATCCCTTGTTCCATGAGGGTGTGCCTTTTTTCGCTTCGCTTATCTTGGCCTTAGTCTCTTCTGAATGGTGCTTACCCTTCATTGCTGATGATTCTTGCATCACTCTCCACGCTCTCAGTTTCATCCTGGTTTCTTCTGACGCAGGCTTGCCCTTTCTGTTGCCAGGTTTACCCTTGCGGGCCTCACTCATTTGCTGGCACTGTTCCGGTGTCATCTTTTTGCCTCGACGATATGTGTTGCCTTTGTGCGCCGCCGATACTTTCCTTTTAGCTTCTTCCGTATGCCTGTACCCCGATGTTCCTTCTCCACCATCAGACAAGTTGACCAAGATTCCAGACGCGTCAACGCGCTTGCCATAAAATGCTATAAGTTCAATCTCCATCCTGTGGGCTTCTGCTTCCGCAAGGTTGACGGCTATCTTTTTATAAACAACCTTTTCCCTTGCTTTTTCAATCTTCCGAATAGTCCCTTGCAAGTGTTTATTCCTACACTTGTTAGACCTGGAATCAGTGGCATGGTCATACATCCTGTTGCCTTTACCCTTACCAACATAGAAGATCTTTCCATCTGGATAATGAAGGCCGTAGACGTAATAAATATTTTGGGCCGTAGAAATGTCCATTATTTTGAGTCCTCCAAAATGCTCGCGACGAATACTCGGTCAAGGGCCTTGATTGCTGCCACTTCCCAAGGAAGCGGACAGGCACCGGTCAGAAACGACCATGAATAGATTTCCGTGTAAGTAATGCGGTTGATGCTCATGCCGTTCTGTCTGGTTTCGCTCAACTCCTGAAACCAATCCCATATATGCTTGGCGGCTTCGGGCATTTCCAAGTCGAGGGCTATAAGTTCTGGAGGTTTGCACCCTTCGATCATTTCTACGGCTTCAAGTGAGGCTCGAAGTGTCTGCTCCGAGCCCTTGATTTTCTTGTTTAACTTGAACTGCCCTTCCGCGTATTCAACGAGATCGGCGGTTAGGCTTTGATAAAATTTCTCGCCAAGTTATGTTCTTCAATTAATTCCCTGCGGATGGCTGGGTAAGAGGTTAAAATCTCTCTCGCTGCATCCTTACTGAACGGTCGCTCTTTGCCATCGTCGCCGGGCATACCGGACCAACCTGTGCTTACGGCAACAAGTTTTTCTATCTCATCCCGGGTGTCGTCGATCTGGTTGCTTTTCTGCTTATTGTGAAGCTGGAAATTGCGGTGGCGGTTCGCTTTGTCTGTTTTGATAGCTTCATCTGAGTCGGGACCAAGTAGCGACCATTTTACGCCGGACGGTTCCCCTTCTATGGTGTGCAGCTCTATCTCTGCACCCTTGTTGGAGCCTGTTACGGTATCAAACATTTTCATGTTTTTTGCTTTTGCGCTCATATCGAAAATCCTTTCTGTTGGAGGTTAGAAAAAAGGCGGCAAGGCCGGAATGAACCGACCCTTCACGGAGGAGGGGAACCGCTGAACCGCCCGGCTGTTACGGCGTACGTGTGATCTTCAATGCGGTATCCGTAACGGTATACGTTGCAGCAAAGGCAAGGCTTTCAGTTCTCGCCAGCTCTGCATCGTCGCGGGTGTTGGAGGTGTATTTCACTGTCCCGAGGTCGAGGGTGTAAGCCTTGGTTGCTGCCACCGAGCCGAGGACCAGAGAGAGAGAGGATCCTGTGCCGTTGATAAACTTCTTCCGCAATGCCTGGTCGATATAATAAACGGTCAGGTTACCGGAAACTTTCAGCGTGCCGACTGATACCGACTGAGCTGCTGCGGATCCGCAAGCGAAATTTGGCTGAACCGCCTGTCCAACTTTCAAATCCCATCCGGTAACGTGGGCGATAACTGCGCCGCCCTCGGTGATCGTCCCGGTGAAGCTGTCAAAAGGTGCGGTGGTTGCAGGTGCCACGACACTAGTTGAATTGGACGCCAGGTTGACAACGATGCCTGCCGTTGTCGTCTTAGTGACCGATCCTGTCATGGTGGTGAATGACATTACCGTGTCGGTGAGAGTCGTTACCGTCCAAACCGTGTCATTGTTGCCCGCGTCGGTGTTGCCCTTCATCCAAACCTTCAGCAAAGGCACCCCGGCGGTTACAAGAGGGAATCCGTCGACAGTGTTAAAACCTGCACTGGCCCGGGTAATGGTTTTGGCTGTAGCATCTATCGCAATATTTACACCCTTGGTCTGTGCGGCCTGAGTGTTGCGGTAGATGAAATCCAGGGAACCTTCGGCGATTGAGTTGACTTTCTGGCTGATGGAAAAACCGGAAAACTGCGCCCCAAGATTCTGCTCAACGATTCCTAACTCGGTGGCTGTTTCCTCAAACGTAAACGTGTTGACCACGTTACCAATTTTCAGAACTTCGGAAGTCCACGCCCCACCCATTACTGCGGCCATCAGGTCGTCGAATGAGCCATAACTCCACTCGATAGGGATAGAGCCTGACCCGGAGACGTTGCCATACGACATAGACGATTCCTGCCGGTCAGAACGCCTCTCTTTACTCATGAACGTGTCGCGCTTCAGGTCGAATTTGACGCCGACTTTGCTGCGTAGCGTCTGGTATGCTCCTGCTGCCGGTGTGCCTGCTACTGCTTCGGGAAAATAGGTATATAATGTCTTACTGCCGTCCGTCGTTGTTAATGCCATGGTGTAGCTCCTTCTGGTTCTTAGTTAGCTGCAAAAACTCGGTATCGAATTGTAATCGGTATGTGTACCCAGTCCGTTTCCTGCAACATCGGTCCCGGCCATGCTTTGACTACCTGAACCGAAATGTCGGAATAGACCATCGTTGTGCCGCGCTTGAAGAAGTCCACCAGGTTGTCGCGGAGGGTGTTGATTGCCGATGTTCCGGATCCAGCTGGTGCGTAGATACTGATCTGGTAAACGCCTGAGTGCTGATTCTGCCCGTTCACTCCGATCTCAGCCTGGAATGGTTCGCCAGGGAGCAGGAACGGTGCAAGGTATGGAACAACCCCCGGCGTAAAGCTCATGTTTTCCCAAGCCACGGAGGGCAGGGAGGGGAATGTTTGCAGCCGGGTTACGAAGGCGGCGCGGATCTTGGTTTCTGGTGCGCTCATTTCTTTTTGGCCTTAAAGTTGTCACAGGTGATTGCCCCGCCAATAACCGCGCATATGATAAGTATCCAAGGCCAGAGGGCTTTTAGGATTGCTATGTCGATGGCTATACGCTGTTGGAATAGGTCAAACATTACCGGCCCCCGTAATGTGCTGAAATCTCAGCCAGCGTTACCCGCACCATTCCAGCGGGTGCCTTGACTTTGCTGTGGCCGTACTCGATAGCCCCGGCATAAGGGAGGTTGTTGCAGAGGAAGATGGAGCCGATGCAATTCCAATCGAAAACGACCTTTTGCGCGACTCCGATTGTCCCGCTGCCCGACTTGTCCGATTTTTCCGGATAACTGGCCGTGTTTGCCGAGCCGATAGAAGCGCCCCAATTCGCCCGAAGTCTGCCAGTATCAACAGGCGTTTTCTCAATCACGCCCCTGAACGCTTCCATGGTGATTTTCCGAATGACCGTCTTTAGCTGCTTTTCGGTCTTCACTTGGAAGCGTGCGAGGTCTGCGGCGAAGGACATTATTCATACTCCATGGTGGTCAGGGCTTGATGGAGTAAGGAAGCCAGCATATCAACCTTGTCCTCATTGCCCCGGTCATCCGCATAGCCGCCCTTGTCGAATAGGTGATGAAACAGTTCATGGCAAAAAGTTTGTTCTATCTGTTCCGCTGGCACAGAAACCGCATCTGAGTGAACCTGCAAAGTTATCGAATTGTTGCGATAGTCTGCGAGCCCGACATAGTTCATGCCATGCCATAGACTGTGGCTTTCTTTGACCTCAATCGTTTGACCGAACAGTTTGAACCGCTTTGGAATCTGCATTATTTCCCTTTCTGAAAACCGATAAATAGCCCGGCGATAAACCCGGCCATAAAGCCCACAATCAGCGCTGCGACGATAACCGCTGTCATCATTTCCTCACGTGAAGTTTGTAAATATAAGCCGCCCTTGCCGGATTAACCGCATTGACCGCTATCACATGCCAAACAACGCCGCCGATGGTCAGCGAATCCCCGGGAAGCGGAGCTTGCTGGTCTGCGGCAATAATCGCCTGCCGGTCGCCGGACTGAATCAAGGTGCCTGCCGCCATCGTCAGCCCATCACGGAAAGCTGTCTCGATGCCGTAGACTGTCCATGTCTGCGTCACAGGAGAGGTCACGCTGCCCACTACCGGATCATACGTGCCACCGAATACGCGGGTCAGGGTCATTGCTTGACCCTTGGCTTTCAAGGTTTTGGCTATTGAAGCTGCGTTCATACGTCTGACCACCGAGCGTGATTCTGGTGCCGTTCTTCACATCGTGCTTTCAACTCGGATATGTCCCGAGCGTTTTTCTCTGCCAAATCCTGATGCTTGTCCAATTTATCCCACAAGGTTTGAAGCTGTTGTTTGAGGCTATCGAAGCCCGAGTTTATGAGGTATCCGATGATTCCGAGCATGATGAGAATTAACGCTGAAATGCCCGTCCAGATAACTGATTCTGCTACTGGCATATGTGACCCCTGTAATCTATATCAACCGCGCAATACATCAGCACTGCCGGAAGGTTTGAGAAAGTCTGATAGGAGCTGGTCAACAGCTTTGTACGCCGTTCCCTGCGTCGCTCCCTGAAAGTATTCCGTTTCAATTACGTCGATCTTTTCCCGCTTGATGCCTGCGGTGAGGTCTGTGGCAAGATCGCCGGAGAGGGCGCGAAGGGCCAGTTCGCAACAGGCGTCTTTGAGGCGTTGGGGGATGGTGGTAATTGCCAGGAAACCGGAATAATTTGAATCGTAAAAGGACGGCGGGACATCGTAATAAATCTGGTCAGTGACTACCCGCACGCCCACACGCGGCCATTCAAGCGGCTGCGTGAGAGGATAGACCTTCTGGCCCTTGAACCGCTGCCGGTAATAGCCGTCAAGGTAGGCGGTCGCTTTACGCAAAGCCGCCTCTTTAACGGCGTCGGTGCCGGTCCAGAGGGTGTTCCCCCGGTTGGTGTGATAGGTTGTCGTCTCTGCCACTGTGCAGTATGATTCCGCACCAGCCACAATTGTCCCGACCTCGACAATAATTGACATTTACTTTTTACCCTTGGATATTTCAGTCGGCTTTTCTTCTCCCTGGGGGGTCAAGCTCCAGCCCATTTCCTTTACGCATTCCTGCGCGTCCACGCTTTCTTTCTCGTGTTCTTTGCCTTCCAGGTCATACACTTTTACGAGTGCCATAATCAGTCCTTATAGAAAGGGAGGGTTGCCCCTCCCGCGCTGGTTATCTCTTTGCGAGGAATGCCAGGAAGTTGATACCGGTTGCGATGGTTCCGGCCACGAGGGTGCTGAGGCGCACATATCGGTGCAGGGTCCCGCCGTCTTCATTGCGGAACGGGATCACGTAGCGGCCAGCCTCAGAAAGTGCTGCGTCCATCGGCACAACGAGGTTCCCGAATACTTTCTTCGCAAGGCAGACACTGGTTGAAGTCATAGCGGCAACGGTCGAGCCTTCCACCGAAACGGTATACCTCTCATCGCCGGTTGCAATTTCGCAGGCGGTCATATCGATAACCAAGAAACCGTCAAACAGGCCGGGGCCAAGGTCAAGGATGTCGCCGTCAGCGGAGGCCGCGACAAGGCCGGCGGCTTTGGCAAGCAAGGAATTGTCATAGGTAAACTGTGAATAAAGGTTGCTCATATAATGTTCTCCATGGGGAGGGTCGCCCCTCCCTTCGGTTGCTGGTGATTAAGCGGTTACGGCTGCATCGGCAATGGACCAGAGGCGGGTTGCTGCACGACCGTTGAAAATTGCCACGCCGCTGTACCATTCCACGCGGGTCCGGAGGAGGGGAGAGGTTTGCAACTCGCCCAGATCACGAACGCCGATTCCACCATTCTGCAAGCCGGAAAGCATACCGTCGCCCATTGAGACAACGTAGATACTGGTTCCGGTTGCGGTGCCAGAGGAACAGGCTTCGGTATTGGTAATGATCGAGGTTCCCACGTTGTCGAGGTCCACAATCAAAATGGGCAAGTCGTTGTACATCGTGACTTGGCGACCGAAAGCGTCTTTCTGGTAGGTGATAAATCCGCCTACCTGGTAGTTGCGGGCTGCGGTGGTCAGTCTGCGCCGCATTCCCTTGTTCATAATCAGGTGGGTAGGGTTCAATGTCTGGTCAATGGCTTCGTCCAGCTTGGCGAGGGACAGGGCTGTACCGTTGGCGGTTGCGCCTGCGACCACCTTCTGGCTGCCGGTAATGCGGGTCTGTAAGCCGTCAAACTCGCGCGGGTCGCTCTGGTTGTCGCCCTTGATGAACTTGGCAGTCCATGCGAGGGACAGAGCGCGAACTTTCATAGCTTCATGCACCGCACGCTGGTTGCCGCCCATGGTGTCGATGATGAACTTGTCAACGTCCAGATCACCACCGGCAATTACCAGCGCTTCAATAAGAGGGTTCAGGACGCCAGTTGATGCAGTATATGCCTCATTCACGCCACGGAACCCGACGCCAGGAAGAGCGCCTTCGCGGTTGTATTTCATAGCGTTGCCGTTGATCGATTCAAACGGCAGATTCATAAGGATGTCAGACGAACCGGCGTACAGTTCGATGATGGAATTTTTAATTACGTCGCCGGGGTTCAGTTTCGCGGCTTCTAAGAGGGTGAGTCCCATGATGTACTCCTAAGTTTTGAGACCGGCTTCCCTTGCTGCGGTGATCCGGTCTGTGGGTTTGAGATGTGAAAATTTGTCTGCGTTGCCACTGCCGTTATTCTGCTGCGCTCCGCTTCCACTAACTCCGGAAGCCTCAAAAGCGCGGCCATATACATTCACGTCTGCTTTCATTTCGGCTATCAGCTGTGGGATGGTCAACGGTTTGCCATCTGCGCCTATCCGCACGTTGCCAGAATCGTCCAAGACAACAGCATTGCCGTTATCGTCCAGTTTCGTGCGGCTCTTAACGTGAGGCATGAGCAGGAGCGTAGAACCTTTCTCTGCCGCGATTGCCTGGGTAGCCGTAGCAATCAGTACGTTTTCCTCAAGGCTCTTGCCCAGAGTGGCTATTTTCGCCACAAGTGCTTCTTTTTCCTTAGCGTGAGCGTCCAAAAGTTGCTTCTTCAGGTTGTCAAATTCGCCAGCTTTCAAGGCGCGTTCTTCTTCGATCTTCGCCGCTTGCCCCTTCAGGGCCTTGTATTCGTCCGGGTCAATGTCCTTGTGAGCGTCCAGGGCTTTCAACTTGCCGAGGATTTCAGCGTTCTTGGCTTTCAGTCCGGTCACTTCGGTTTCTAGCATAGCCTTAAGCGCTGCCGTTTCTTCTTCCCCCTCGGGGACCAATTTGCCATCTACGAGCTTCATGTGAAATTCTCCTGGGCCTCGCCCTGTATGTGGAATTGCTTAGTATTTGACCGTCACCATGGCATAATGCTTGTGCAAGATTCCACTGGTTGATGTCACTATTTTTGAGGTCACCATGGCATAAGGCTTGTATCAAGTTCAATCTGTGGATGACACTATTTGAGGGGAGAAATAAAAAATGCCCCGTACTGAACGGGGCAAAGGTTGGAAGGGAGGTTGTCGAGGGAATGGGGGGAGGGTTAATATTTATTCTTCCAGCTTTTCTTTTTGTGCTGCTCATTCATGAAGTTGCGGTATTGATGTTTGTCCGGCTTTTCACATGGAATCCAATAATAACCAAAATAAGTTGACATCGAATTTCTCCTTTGTTGTGGGTTAACCGAACACTTTCTTAAACGCCGCTTCATTCCGCGCTTTCAGTTCTTTGAGGTCGTAGACTACGCCGGCGCGGTCAGCAAATCTATCAACCTTCAAATTTCCGTCAAGAAACAGTTTCGCTCGGGTCGCTCCGAGCATGTCTTTTATATCAGCGTCGCTTTGGGTCCTCATCCATGAATCCATCGTAATATCAGCTTTTACCGGACCATTGACCGACGAACGATAGGAGACGGGCATCTCTTCCATATCGAAGCCTAACTCCTTCCATGACCGAAGCACAGGGATAGAAAAGCTGCGGCAATTGGTGTGGATCGGGGGGATATTCCCTTCCCCTATGGCATATTCGGTACCAGAAAGACGGCGGCAAGAAATGGATGTGCGCCCGTCGAGCGTTGCGAGAAATTTCCATCCCTTCACAACCTCGCTATTGGCCTTATACGTAAGTTGTGCAGCCCGGTTAGAGGTATGGTTTACCACTGTGCGAACGATCCCTTCCATTTCCGTTCTGGTCGTGCGGAGTGCCCCGTCTTTAAACTGGTTAGACTTAGTTCCTCTCAATCCGTCAACCATTTGGCCTACTGTCTCGCCGGTGACCATGCCGAGGCGGATACGGCCCCTTATTATTTCCTCTTTTCTGTATGCGACACCGTTAAAGATTTCCTCAAGCAAAAGTTTCTTCTCGGGCCCGACAGTGATAGGCGTTTTGCTCGCAATCGCCGCCAACTGCTCCATGGTAGGCTGCACAATATTGAAATTAACCGCCACCTGCGTTGTCAAAACCGCTGCCGTCGCCGCCGCCTCATGAACCGAGAAGTCAAGCATGGCCGTGGTCATCTCATTGTGAGCCTGGGCGTAGGTTTCCTTCGTCATTGCCCTGAGTTCGACAAGCAATTTGTCAAGCCGAGCTTTCGTAAACGTCCCATCTTCGCCACGCTTGAGGATCTTTGCCAGGATTTCCTTGTCCGCATCGTTGAGTAGGGCGAGAATATCTCTGACAACAGAATTGGAATACCTGCCGAGGTTGACGGCGTGATGCAAAGAATAGTCGAGCAGTTGTTTTGAAATGTCGGTTGTCATTTATAAGCCGACTCGTGGGCCGATGTGGAGGCCGTTATTGCCTACGGGCTTGTATTCATACGCCCCAATATCCGGTAATCCCCTGATTGGATTGCCGAGGTAGTCGGTGGTTAAGCCTACGTCAATTCCGGCGTTTTTTGCAGGGGATGATGATTTTAGGCGGTAGTCAGATTGGTCGGTATAAACCCTTGTCCACCGCGTTCCGTTCGCGTCTGCATCGGACCATAATCCTGAATCGCGGACATTTGTAACTATTTGTGTCGGGGTTTGGACGTTCACCCCCGCGTCAACTAACACTCTGATAATTTTGCCGACAGTCTCGGGAGGATAGTATGTCGCTCCGTCTGTCGATGATATATGCATATACGTCATGCCTACGCCACCGATAAATTTTAACCACTCAGCCCATGCCGACCATCGCGCAGTTATAAGCGCATCAGTGGGAGAGTTGCCGGAGAGATTGGCTGGATGTAAGGCATATATTTCCCATATTTGCAGCCCTGCCAGCGTGCCAGTTCCGCTTGTGTAGTCCGATGAAAGGGTCCAGCTTTTCGTTGTGCCTAGTGATCTCGCCCCGATGTGCTGATTAATCCCTGCCGGATATGTTGAAGCATTGTACATCAACCCTTTGACTGTCGCGGTATATGCTCCACCAGAATATGCAAACATCTTGCACTCGTAAGCCGTGCCACCTTCGCCCATTTTCTGCTCAATTATTTTTTTAGCCCAACCGACCTCATAATAAATATATTTCGGGTAATCCCATGAGAATACAGCACCTCCACCAGTTGCGGTCACCCCCGATGCCCCGGTAAGTGCGGCCATAAGGCTGTTTACGCCGCCTGATGCAGTTGCTGTGGCTGTCCACCCTGCACCTCCTAATAGGGTATTTATTCGCGCTGCGGCAAGCGTAGGAGTGGGGTAGCTACCATTTGAGGCAATATCCACCGTCCCGACAGACACACCGGACACTTTGCAATCAATGGTGCCTGTCCATAGCGCAGGGTCAGCATTTGAATTTGTAACAGACAGATCGACGGTTGAATTTGCGGGACCGACAATAGTAATGCCTGTGGTGATCGAAAGGTTAGGGTGTGTCATTGTGTGGTTTAAAATTTCGTGACCACTCGCCGCCGCCGCCCGTAATAATGCCCAGTTGGGTTCACTAACCGCGCTAGGGATAGATAGCGCAATTGCGGCTCGTACCCCGTTTGATTCTGCCTGTGACGCGACTTGGAGGAAATAATCGACGGTTGAATCCGAGTCATCAACCACTATTGAGGCATAACCGCCTCTACGACCCGTTTTAATTTTAGGTGTGGCACTGACAATATTATTCTTTGTGCCTCCGAAATTATAGGTCGCTGGCTGTATTGGATGAGGGAGTAACACACTGTTGTTAATGGCTATCGTTCCCACATTATTTACAACGTCAAAATTACTGTTATTCAAATTATTTCCAGCGAAAATATCGTTATTTGATGTATATGTAGAGCCTGTTTGCTGATCGATAACCCTAGCTGAAACCCCGTTCCCTATAATTGTATTATTATTTGTCGTCAGAATCCCGCTGTTGAAAATAGGCCCCCAATTGTCAGTAATAATGCTAGTGTTTATATTTACAACATTAGTTGCATTGATCACCATGTTCCGCGTAGTGCCGCATCCTCTAATCGTACATCGGTTAAACGTGGCAGTGTAAGCACCGGCCGCCAACATCAACACATTCCTGATGTCCGGCGTGGTCACTCGGTCAGGAGGGTCTGGCCCAATAACACATCTATTAAAAGTTGCAGTTTTCGCGCCGATTGCGTACCGACTGGACGCACCAAATAAATTAATTAGTGTTAAATCGTCAACAGTGGTCCCACCATCGACGCGCAGAGTTATTGCAGCGGATGTACCATTAATTATTACAGTTCCAGTGTGGCCGCTTTCAGCGGACCTGCGAAAAGCCAGGGGTACCCCCCATTCCGCATTTACAGATTCGTTGTAGGTAATTCCAGACGCACCACCGTCTATATCATAAATGTCACCGGCCACATGGTGCGCTGTAACCGCCGCCTGTATGGTTTGGTATGCTTTTGCCCAAGTTGATCCGTCCGAACCGTCACCAGTTGGGCTTATCTTATACATCGCCCCCCATGCACTTCCGCAAACCAGCACCATGCAAAGAGTCAAAATCAATTGTTTCATTTTTACCTCAATAAACCGCAATGATATTTGTCGCAGTCGTCCCGGTCACCAAAACCCGCTTGACCATCACCGGCAACAAACCTGTAGCATTTTTCAGAACGACGGACGCGGTATCATCAGCCATAATCACCGCCACGTCACCGTCAACGCCGATGAACAACGAGCGCGGGACGCTGGCAAGGTCA